CCGCCACTTCCGTTCAGGAATGAACGGTGTCCTGCATTAGACTACCGCCGGACATTGAGGGGCGGTAACACGCCCCTCTCGGATTCGCTCACCAGCGACCGTTGCCGAACATGCTCAACTGCATTTGTTCCGCTTCGCGGTCTTTGATTCGCTGCTCCGCTTTATTGGGCACTGCTGGCACAGCCGCGCTTGCCCTCGCCTCTTTAGCCTTCTGAACGCCCGTGCTTCCCTTTACCTTGACCGTGGTTGGGTCAGGGAGTTCGTCGGCAATCTCGCCCGTCTTTTCGAGCAGCCACTTCGCAAACATCGTTCGGTGGCACCACTGCAACGGGTCGCGCACGTCCTCGTAGCAGAGAAGGACGACCGGCTTTCCGCTGTCGAAAGCCTGAATCTGGCGATAAATCCGATCTATACCCACCCGGTCAAGCCGTTCACGATACTTGTGTTCGTAAACCTCCTTGCTTTGGATGCTCAGCAGACCATAGGGCATCAGGTCGTTTATCGCCCCGGCAATCTCATAGCCCAGCGGCCACTTCGGGGCGCCAAGGCTGATTCTGACTGCCGTGTACTTCCCGGATTTCAGCTCCGGGTTGGAAAACCTGCTCGTGTAAAGCATCTAAACGTTATCGCCTCCGGTCGGTTTTTTCGGGCTGACATAACCTTCAAACGCCTGATATAATCATAGCACCTGAAAGCCGCCCTGTGAAGTCACATAATCCGGCTACTTTCCGGCTACTTTCCGGAATCAAGCCGCGAGGTCCTGAACCGTGCAGCCTTTGCACCAGAGATCGCGCTCAATTCTGAGCCGGTACGGCGGGCAGACGGTGTTTTCCAGCTCAGAGAGAAGGACGGCTCCCCATTCCCACTCGAAGATGTGGCAATAGCCGTGAAGCAGCCAATCGCCGTCTTCGAGCTTCTCGCCCTCGGTAATCAGCCACGTTCCTGCGCCGCAGGGGTTGAAATACTTCACGATTACCTCCGCATCCATGTTGCCCAAGGTGCTGCCGGTTTCCGTCTTGAGCAGCTTCTTCTCAATCTCCTTCGTCATCAGCTTCATGGTTCTTTCCTCCTTGACGTTTCCTGCCTTACTGTGGTACAATCAAGGTGGCCGGGGTAAGGCTCCCGGCTCACCTTTCTTGGTGTGGTAGCGGTTCGCTTTGCGAGGGTGGCCGCTACTTTTTTATTTCGCTTTCGCCTGTCGGATAAGCTCTGCCGCTTCTTCAGGCGACTTCGCTTTGCTTTCTACGAGCCGTGCCAATGTCTCGAGGAAAGCGTTGAACTCAGCGTTGGTCATTCCGCCCTCCATTGTCCTCCCTCCTTTCTCAAGAACAATTACTTGTTCTGCCTTACAATTATATTATACACTATTATAGGATATTTGTCAAGAGATACAGCTCAGAAAAGCGCCTATAATGGCGTTTTTTCATTTGATCGTAGACTGATTTTACGGGTGGCGTACATTGCCTTGTTGTCCTTATATGTATTATATAATATAAACACTACTACACATACACACGGGTCTATTATCTATCTCTATATATATTATAGATATTGGGAGGGGAGCTTTTCACTTGACGGCAGGTTTCAGAAAGCCCCTCTCCCAACGGTCGAGAATGAATTATGTCGCTATCCGATAAATCTTTTCGAGTGCCCTGTCCCGAATCTTCTTCAGCCCCTGCTTCGAGTAGACCTCGCCGAAGCGCTGCTGGTAGGCGTAGATCAGCTCCCGCCAGAATGCGCCGCCAATGGTCTTGCTCTCGATCACGAAGCGCTCCTTCTCGGACAGCCCTTTGAGCCACGCAGTCACGAACACGACGGTCGGTGTCTTGCGGCGAAGCTCGTCCTTCTTGCTCGCGATCTCTTTCTCGATGTCAACGATGTAATCCGGGACATAGCCGTCAGCAAACTTGATGGCGATTCGTTCCGTCGGACTGCTGACGCTTGTGCCATGTGGCATACCGGATAGGTTCTGAGAGCCGGACAGTGCGTCCGTCATCATCGTCCTGCGCAGATCGGCGGCAATGCGCTCCAATTCCTGAATCTCCTGTTCGAGGAACTCACATCGGGCCGTATATTCGCGGTAATTGCCAAGCATCAGATCGACGCTCTCTTTTTGCATTGCCTCCGCACCTTGCCTTTCTGTTCGCGTTCATCATTTCCGTTCTGTGCCCTCTGATGGGCCGGCGGCGATCAAAACGGCAACTCGTCGTCATCCACCTGTGTGAAGCCATCGGAAGAACTGCCGCCGGTATACTGCTGAGATGAGCCCTGCTGGGCCGTCTGCCCGCCGCCGTTATGGGCATCAGACCTGTTGCCGGACGGCAGGAACATAATCTCCGTCGCCACAATCTCAAAACCGTAGCGCTTGGAGCCATCCTGTGCTTCGTAGGAGTAGGTTTGCACCGGGCCTTCGATTGCTACCTTGCTGCCCTTGCTCAGATACTTCGCGCAGTTCTCGGCGCGGTTCTTGAAGGTCTTGACCGGCAGGTAATCCGCGCGGGATTCTCCGTTCGCATCGCGCATACGATTGACGGCGACGGTGAAGGTGCAGACCGCCACACCGCTCTGAGTGGTTTTCAGCTCCGGGTCGCGGACAAGGTTGCCGACGAACATGGCTTTATTCATTCCATATCACTCGCTTTCCATTGAAATCATTTGAAATCAAATGCTATCAGCTGTCAGCAACGCTTCCCGCCGTGGCGGTAGGGTCTGCTCTTGTTGTATTCGTGCTTTTCAATCATGACGGCCTTCGGGTCTTCACAGCCGTGAGCTTCGAGCCAGACGAATACGCGGTAGATGATTGCTACAAGATGGCACATCGCTTCATCCAAACGCGCACCATTTGCTACCAAAGTGCTCTCCATCGCGTGCGTCGTCATGGCATGCAGCCTTGCAACGAAGACCGGAAATGGAGTTGCTTTGAAGGTTGCTTCAACACGTTCTCGCGTTTTATCACTCGGACGAATGAATTCATCAAAATCCACATCATCCGCATCGGAATCCAAGGTGAGTACACTGCCCATGAAATCCAGAATGCGAATGCAGCCGTCAATCAGCTCAACAGCGATGCCTTCCGGCTTCTTACCACGATGTGAGCATTTCTCCCGCGTTTCATAGTTCAGGCAATCGTTCTCGTCTTTCGGGTCGCAGGAATGTCCGTGACCGTCAGGCTCACATTCGCAGCAGTGATACCACTCCATCGGCCTTCCGGCGCGGTATTCCTCAAGAGCTTCGCTCCATTCAGAGTGAATAAGGGCAAAAATCTCGCTGACGCCTCGCTCAGCATCATACCAGCCGTGATCGACGGCGTTCTGATGAACTTCCTTCGCAAATTCTCCAAACTTCATTCCTCTATTCTCCTTTACAGCCAAGTTTCAACGATCACCGGGTCATCATCCGGCGATTTTTGCACACAATAGAATCCTTCGGGAATGGTGGCCCTTGCTTCATCCAGCGTGTCACGGATGGTAATCAAGCGCATTGGCCTCGTCCCGTCGAACAAGCGCACAACATATTTGCCGGGGAAATCGCGCAGGTTTTTGTAGACGGTGAAGACCGGGAATATCTTCAGCTTCTCATGCCAATTCACGCCGCAAAAGCTATCAGCAATGATGCTGGTGTAAGCATCTTTTTCCACACGCCGCATTTGCATCCGCTCAAAGATATTCGGGCCGTTACTCTTTTTCGGAATCGTCCGCATCTTCTTCGACTTTTTCACAGCTTCCTCCAATCGTCATTCCGGCAAACGGGCATTCTTTCCCGTCGTCCGGGTAATCGTAGTGATACGTTGCTTCGATGTCGCGCCGCAGTTGGCAGCGCCGGGCATCCTTTCCCGCCTTCTCACAGCAGAAGCATTCATAACCAACGACTTTTTCCATGATTCTTTCCAGTGCTCGTTGGGGAACGTAGGTGAGCAGATTCCCATCATCGCGGCTCGGAGTAATTTCCGGCTTTACTTCGACCACAATCCGCGTATACTTCAGCTCCTTTGAAATCTGAACCAGCTTGTTCTTCGGAACCGTCGTCAGAAGTTTCCGCACGAGTTTCTCTGCCACGGACTGAATCATGCGATAGTCGCGGTATGCTCTCGGAATGCTCCGAACCCGCTTGTCGAGTTCGCCAGCGCAGTTGTTGAACGTGCTGACGACGCCGAACAGTTCGCGAAGCGCGTAGTATTCACGGCCAGACAATGGGAAACGGTCAGGAACAGGTTGCGCCGTCGGTCGTTTTTTCTCCCGGCTGTTCATCCAACAGCCTCCTTTCGAGCATGGTCACACAGTTGTCGAGAGTGTCGCGTTCGGCTCGAATAGCCCTATACTCCCGCGCCAGAATTTCATGCCGCCCCTGCAGGAAGCGGATTCGTCTGCCATAGCGGTCGCGGTCATGTTCTGCCTTTGCCAGCTTCCGGCGCGTTTCTGCATGGGCGCGGCGCTCAAGGTAAAGCTGCGCGGCAAGACGTTCTTCAAAGGTCATCTGTACGTCCTCCCGGTACGTCTGTCTTTGACCTCGATGCGGGCAACCAAGTCGAAGTCCGCAAGGTCAATCACTGTTTTGATGGACTTAATCAGACGATTGCAGCGCAGGTCTGCTTCCTCCGTCTCGCGCATGACGTTTGTGAGCGCATCGTGCGTGGTCAAATCCATGTATCCCTCCGGATTACGCAGGGGGATACGGTTCTCATCGCTCATCCTCGGATGCACCTCCCGCAGGATTCCGGTTCATGGCACACACCGCCGTGCCATACGCAATTCGGGACGAGATACTGCGCAATCTCCGGGCACACGCGAGCAGCTTCAGCACACATCAACTGCGCAACCTGCTGCGTTTTCTCGGAAGCCTTTCCACATAGCCGCTTGTTTGCGACGTTCATGAGTTCTTCGGCGTTGCAGTAGAAGATCATGTGGACCGGCGTGGTTCGAGGTGCTTCGTCGCCATCTATCTTATCCTGCCGGTCATTACGCAGACTGCTGATATACGGCTGCGCGTGGACGTGACGGGCGAAATGGGTGGAGATATTGGACGGGACGTTCTCCACCAGAAATGCGAAGTTCAAAACCCTCACGGGGGAATGACGAGCATTGAGCAAAGAACTCAAGAGCTTAGACGACGGAGGCAACGACGGCATCTCCGTTTTGCCCATCGTAACCCACACGCAGCGCTTGAACAGCATCAACTCTCGTTCTTCAGGCCAATAGATGGCGGTGACTTTGGTTTCCGGTTTGTCTTGCATATCACAAGCTCCTTTCATATGCCTTTATGTACTCTCGTGGAATGCGACCGTGGTGAACACACCAGTTTTCCGAGCCGGGCCATCCCTCAAACAGTGGCTCTGTCAACGGATAGACCGCCCGAAGACGCTGGCGGTCGTAGATGCGGTCAAGCTCGTTGTCCGGAATCTCGACCGTCAAACGCCAAGCCGTGCGGCTGTACTGAATCGCATTGCGTGTTGCCCAGCTCTGTTTTTTGCGTCCGGGTCGGTTGTGAGCCATATCCACCCGGTGTGAAGAATGAAGCCATGCGGTGTAATCTCTGTCAGACCGCCTTCCGTAAGCCCGTTGTGCAAGATTCCCTTGATGTGCCGATCTGCGCAAAAGTGATAGAGTGTCATCGGCATCACCTCCCGAAAGCCAGTAGGAACAGCTTGTAGATCACCGCAGGATAAGCAAGCCAGACGAGAACGATTGCCGACCACTTGAGGAATCGCTCTGACCGGCTGGGTTTCAGTTGGGCTGTGGGCATCGGCTCCCACGCCTCGTAGCCGCCTCCGGCTTTGCATTCGTTTTCGACGTTCAAACGGCAATCGACGCCGCCGATGCTGTTCTTGCATCCTTCGCACGGACAATGTTTCATGGTTTCTTTGTCTCCTTTCCTGCAAGCAGACCATCGAAAATGCTGATCTGCCGCATGTTCTTCGGCGTTTTCTTCTGCCCCATGCTCGAAATACAGGGCTGTTTCCGTGCTGTCCGTCGTGTTTCCCGCCGGGATAACCTCGTAGTGGTTTCCGGTCTTGCGAATGCAGCGGGTGCAATGTACCCAATCACCGAGTTTCATCCACGGCCACGCTTCCTTCCGCAGAATCATTGCTCCACGGTCTACTCGCTCGTTCTTCCTCGGACGGTTTGCTCAGCCAGCATCGCCAATTCTTTCGGTAGTCCTCCAACGGATAATCGGTGATTTCTCCGTCTCTGCTTGCAAAGGCGATGCAAGGGCAGTGGCTGTTCGCATCATCGCAAACCTTGCCATAGACCAGCATGGCGACCACCGGAAGCGCTTGCCCGTCCAGCATTTCTTCCATCCATATGACTTCAGCCTTTTCGATTTCTTCCGGCTTCAGCACGCGGCTCGCAGGTTTGGCTCGGTTCGCGGTAGTCTCCCAGACTTCGCTCACCGTTTCGCATTTCGGGCTGCTGCTCTTACACTTCGGGCACAAGAACTCAAGATAGCCCGCCCATTTCGGACAAAGGAACATTTCGGCTCCGCAGTATGGACAACGCGGAAGTTCTTTGAAACTGGCCATTTTATTTCACCTCCCAAGGAAATTCCTGCTTGAAGTCGTCGCCCATCAAATCGTGCAGGCTGTCTTTCATGAAGAGCGGTTTCCTATGCCGCCTGCACTCTGCGGCGATTTCATCAATCCATTCCTTCCGTGGCGCAACCTTGCCTTTTCGAGTGCCGGTTTCTGCGCCCACGATCACCCACTCAGGCATTTCCTGCATGGTTCCAACCGGTTCGATAATCGGTTCTATGGAGCAGAACGTATGCGGATTGTCGTCAGGCATCCGGCTGAAAAAGAATGGTTCGTTTGCGCCCGTTATTGTTGAGCCATACCAGAAAGAATCACGAACGCGCAGAATACCGTTTCCGTACAGGTCTACATATCGTTTCGGGTTCTTGGTGAGAAACAGATACCGATGCTGAGGCGCTGCCTCGCATGCCTCGAATACCTGCTCAATCCATTCGTCCGGAACCCATTCGCCGAACAAATCGGCCATTGAACATACAAAGATTGTGCGCGGCTTCTTCCAGCTTTTCGGTTCGTCCAGCTTGTAGTGATGGAAGGTGGGGTCAAACTCCCACGGGTACGGAGCCTTCTTGCCGCTGTAGAAATCCGCAATCGGACGGTCGAGTTCGTGAACATCTTCTTCTGCGTGCAACCGCACAACATCGTACTCTCCGTATCGGTTCTCCAATTCGTCTTCATAATTCACGCCGCCGAACCGCTCTGCAATCTTCCGCGCGTAGCAGTACGCGCAGTCGTGCCGACAACCCGTTACGGGGTTCCATGTGCTGTCGCACCAGTCGATTTTCGTTTTCGTCCCCATGTGCTACCTCCTTATTTCGTATCCGACGTCAATACCATCAGCTACCATTCTCGCGCAGTATCGCTTCATGGTAACGTAATCGCCCGTCTCTATTGCTCGTCGAAGGTCCGCGCTCCTGCCCGTCTGATTCAGGCTTTTTGAGTTTTCGAGAATGGAGATGGCTTTCTTTGCGCCTTGAAGAATCTCGCTCTTTCTTGCCATGAAGTCGTTGGGAACCTCCGGCGGAAGGGGTACGAGATTGGCGCTTCCATCGTCAAGCAGCTTTTCACAGCCGCCGAACATCGACAACTGCACAGGCGCGGAAGACAGTTCCTTCAAGTGCCTATTCGCATAGATGATGTGATTCCGCACCAGATTCAGATTGACGCCATCCGGCCAGAGCGGGTCATTGCTTCCGTTTTTCCTGATGGCATTCCATCTTTCCAACTCCTTCAGGGCATCGGCTCTGATGGATTCAGCCGTTTCTGCCATTTGGCATCCTCCCTTCTCAGACAGCAAGCGGAGCGTCCTTCGGTCAGCGCTTTCAGGCCCTTCATTGCTCCGCTGACATCACCAGCGAGCACCTGCCCTTTGAGCGTTTTCATCTGCTGAGAACTCAAGCGCGAGCGCTGTGCTTTGATTGCCTTGAGCGCACAAGTGATGGACACGTCCATGTTCACCACCCTTTCAGCCAGTAGAAAGCCCTGCCCAACAAGTTGCTGACGGTTGCCAGCGGGAACAGGACGACAAGCGCGGGCAGGAGGACAATATACGCCACGAACCGGAACGTGAACCGCTCCACCGCCCATATCGCGTAATGGTTTCTCATGCCAGCCTCCCTCAGCGAACAAACATCGTCGCCTTGCCCTGCGTCTTCACCCGATTGGCAAAGACGGATTCGAGGTTGAGTTCGCGGCGCAGTTCCTCATTGTCCGCCGCCAGCGTGTCGATCTGCTGGCGGAGTTCTGCGCGATACCGCCGCTGGGCGTCGCTCTCATAGTCGCGGCCCTGCCGGTAGGCATCCTTGCAGGTCAAATCAGAAATCCTGCGGTTGCTTCCTTCGAGCTGCCGCTCGTACTGCGCCCGCTGCTCCCTGAGCTTCTTGTTCATCACATGAACAAAGATCAGTGCGGACGCTCCGCCAGCAACGTATCCGACAATCAACTGCCACATACCTACGTTTCCTCCTTGTGATGGGGTTGTTTTTGCATTTTCTACGATTATATTATACTGCATTATCTTATATTTGTCAATGGGTATGGCGCAAAAATTTGAGTTTTCACTCAAATAATTTCGCTCTATCCCGTTCGATTTCTTTCTTGTAGAGGTGTGTATAACCGACCGCAAACGCGGCCCAAACGTCCTTCGCAAAGCCGTAGAAGAAGTCCGGCTGTTTCTTTGTGCCTTTGCCATTCTTCAGATCATGCTCCGCAAATCGGTCAATCAGCGCCCTGCGGATATTCGCATCCCCGGCGCTCATATTGTGACAGATAAACTTCTTTTCTTCAGTCCGAAAGACGTACTGCGCGTCAGCTCCGCGCACGTCCTTGATGATCTGGCTGAAGCGCCCAATCCATTCGCAGGTGTCGAACACTTCTCGCCCGACGGCCATGCCGTAACAGGCGACGCGCTCAATAACATACTCATCTGCGGAGAAACGCTCGTCCGTTTTGAGCATTTCTTCGAGGGCAGCGTTCTCTACTTTCCCAAAGTGGAGCGGCTTGCAGTCTGCCGACTGCATGATGACATAAGCCGAATAAACATTTCCAGGGTCAATCGCAACCAGCAACACGCAAGCCGCCTCCTTCAGTCTCCAAGCAGGATATTGTTGATTTCGTCATAGTCTTTTTCCGCCGTGTTCCAACGCCATGACAGGCCGGTAAACTCGACGGGGTGGCAGATTTCAAAGATTCTCTCGTACACTCTGCGCTTCCGCATGTTTGGTTCATGCTGCATCTGATAAAGGCTCAGGTTCGTTGTAATAATCATCGGGCGTTTCGCCCCATATCTGCTGTCGATGATCTCGAACACCTGCTCCATTTTGTAGTCGGTTTCGCGTTCGGTTCCGAGATCGTCAATGACAAGCAGCCTTGCCGCATTCATCTTGCGGACAAGCAGCCGCTGTTCCTCGGCTTCCTTGGAGAACGGGCCGGACGCGGAAGTCAGCTTGATGATAGAAGTCACAATCAGCGGCACACGCTTTTTCAGCAGGGCGTTGGCGATGCAGGATGCAAGATAGGTTTTGCCGGTGCTCGGTTCGCCATAGAACAGCAGCCCCTTATTCCGGGCATACATTTCCTCGAACTTTTCAACATACCGCTTTGCCAGTTTGAACTGCCTCTGGTTATATTCGTTGATCTTGAAGTTCTCGAACGTGCTTTCCTTGAAGCGGTCGTCAATCAGGCTGAATGAGAACAGATCGTCGCAGCGTTTCTGTTCCTCGCGCCGCACCTTTTCCTCTTCCTCTCTGCGGATTTTTTCTTCTCCGCAAGCGCAGAGCGTCGGAACGACGCGCTCGCCAAGATATGGGACGTTCAGCTTTCGTTCCTTGCGCTTTCCGCATACGCCGCACACAAGCAATCCCTCTTCGTTGCGATAATCGCCATTCTCTTCTTTCGGACAGTCGTAACCGACCATATTCACCAACGACTGCATCATCGCTACGCCCGCCGGGGTCATTTTATCGTCCATAGCCGTCACCTCTTAAAAGGATTCCCGCCACTCGGCTTGTTGGATGGCGGAGCATAGGATACGCTACTTCCGCCCTTGCTTTTGCTATTGTCTTGCTCCCTCGCAAGCCAGCCATTGATGTACCGCTTGATTCCAGCCTTCGTTTTGCGGCGCGTAGGATTGCCTTCGAGCCAGCCCGCCGCATTTCGCAGTTCCTGCATAACGTCAACCGCAGGATAAAGAGCCTGATAACGCTCGGCTTCAGAACGAGTGACCTTATACGTTCCGCCGTCGTTCAGCACCATCTCGACAACAACCGGGTCATCGGCGCTCGGCTGATTTTCTCTGCCGTCATGCGTTTCCGCCTGTTTGGACGTGCATTCGCCTGCTTGCGCTTGATTGCAGTTGATTTCAGGCAGTTCCTCGTCTGCTTCCTCCGGACGCGGATATTTCGGCTTCTTGGCTCTGATTTGCTGATTCCGCTCCCAGCCGGTCAGGTGCAGATACGGTCTTCCTTTGCAGTGGTACACCTCTACCAAGCCTTCCTCGCACAGGCGCTTGAGCGCTTTTTCAACCTCGCTGTCCTTCATCGTACCGCAGCGCAGCGTAAACAGCTTTGCCTTGAGGACGGAGACGCGCCCGTCCATCAGTCCGTAATCATCGACGTTCACGATCAAACGATAAAAGAACGTTTCTTCAAACGCGGTCAGCCGATCGATCTGCTCGTTTGCGCAAATACCCTCCTTGATGATTCGGTTCGGCATTGTCTGTATCGCCTCCT